ATTATTAAATATACTTTCAATAACCTCCTTTGCTGTTTTATATTTTCTTTTTCCTAATTCTTTAATAAAATCCAATATAGTTTTTTTAGTTTTAATGACATTATAAGTCTCTTGAATATTAGGAGATGTTCTTGAGATGGGAGAATGTTGTTGTGTCTGTAATTTTATTAGCTTATCATTAAAATCTTTTATTTTTTTATGATTTATTTCTGTATTATTAAAACAAAAATTATTTCTATACCTGCTGTTTGGATTACATAATTTACCTTTACTTTCACATATAGCTTTATTTTCTTCTGTACATATGTTTTTTATGGAAGACACGTCTTTACTTGTCATATTCTCTAATAATATATATCAAATTAAACAAAAAAATATATTATATATTTTTTATTTTTCGATATTATCTAATTACATTTTCATTTTTGCAATAGCTATTCCAGCCGATACTTGACTATCAACGAGAATGCGCTGAAGTTTCTTTCTCTTATTCAATAGTTTTTCCTTCAATTGAGATAGCTCAGCTTCATAAATCCAACGACGATTTCTGTTGCCATTCAAAGTATCTACGTAATTTTTTCCCAAATAAAATATTACATAATCACTTTCTTTAAGTAGAGCACTTTCACCGGAATCATTAGCAAAGTTATCATAATATTCAGGATTACTATTACCATAATATTCCATTTCCATCCACGCACTATCTATAGTGTATAGATCATTGCAAATATTGTTCTGTTCTTCTTCATTTTTTGAGATATCGCAATAAACATCTTCATCGCGGATAGCAGTATTATCTGCCATATATGCCTTGTAAATTTCTGTGGTTTTGCGCATGACATATTCAATGTCATCATTAAGGTAGAAACGGGACATGCTAAGTTGTCAATTTATATAAACAGCATTTTTATCAATTTTTTATATTTTTAGATATAGTTAGAACATATTTTGCAAAAATAAAAAAATAATTAACCCTAAATATATTATTAATTTTTTTTATTGATTTGAATTAATAAATCTCGTAAAGTTATAGATAATTCATATCCGTATGAATCTACTTTTCTTTGTGAATAATAAGATTTTGAAGCATATCTCGCAGGTGTCATTCCTATTTTACGCCAAAATGAAGGACCACTTTTATTTGCACTAACATCAGAATCTATATATATTAGCATATCTGGATCTAATTCTATACAAGGTCTTGATGATCTATTATTATCCGTTAATATATATAATCCTTTTTTATTATTCCAATTATAATATATATAATAGTAAAAATTTTCTAATAATACATTAGAATATTTTTTTCCTTGATATTTTTCATCTATATTTACTCTCAATTGATAAGGTATATTTTTAGCAACGCTTAGACTAAATTCTCCAACTATTACATCATTATCTTTCATTACAGAGTATATATATTTTTCACGACTATCATAATACCAATCAAAAGTTATATTAGAGGAAGACATCTTATATTATTAAATATATTAAATAATTATTTATAAAAATAAAAAATATTTATTATTTAGACATTGCTATTATAATTAAAATTATTGTTACTAATATCATAGGAAGTAGTGATAATAAACTTATTATCCAACTCCATGCATTACAATTTCCGTTAGTTAAACATGTAATATTATATGCTGTTATAAATATTATAAATATAAAAAGTATATATAATAATAAATATAATCCAATACCTTGGACATAGACATTTAATGATATGCAGATTAATGTTAATATTATACTTATAATAATATATATCCACGCTTGGGTTGAATAAGTACTATACATATTTTATATTCTTCTATTATAATTAATAGATTTTTAGATTTATGAAATTAGACTATTCATAATAGCAAAACACATTGATGTCCGAGGCGGCATCTCGTTAATTGAGTTAGATGCAAAGAACTGAATGAGTGTTTTAATATTTTTGACATCATTACATTGACACAAATAATAGTAAATATTTGAAGGCGTAATTAGTTTTTTGCTGAAAATATTAGTTTGAAGATTTCTCAATTGTGCCAAATGATATTGAATAATAGGTGCAAATTGTTTATCCAGTTCCTTAATCATTTTATATCTCTTATAATTTGGATTATAAGATGTAGTTGATTTGTAATAACTATACAAACTATCTTTAATAGTTGATATAATAGTATGAACTAGATATGTTGGATCTATTTCTTTTCCATTATTATCAATAGGAAGTTGAATATTTGGATTGTATGTAGCAATATAATCTTTAATAGTATAATCTTGCTTATTTTTCATATAGACTTCGAGAATATTCATCCAAATATTAGGATGACAAGGGTCCGTCTCTTCGCGATGATTAATATAATTTGAAGAAATTTTATATAGTTTAGTATTTCCATTTTCAATAGTATGTTTAATAATTACACCATATGTAATATTATTACTGATATAATTAATAGCATCAGCGATATTATTGAAAATTGTAGCATACTTAACACCAAGATTAGCAAGATTTTGAATAGTTGAACTATAATTATTATCTTCTTGCAGCGTTACTCTATTTTTAGTATTGATATGTACCAATTCTTTATAATTTTCACCTAGAATACTAGAATAATCTACAATATGCTTATTTTCATTATGAATTAAAACAAATTCGTATGCATTTTCAATATTTAGATTAGATACAAACATCTCGCGAAGTTTTTGTGAAATATTTTCTTGTGTTAGTCCAGCAAAACTATTAACTATTTCCGGATTCTTACTATAATAATTATAAAGGACTTCGTCAAACATTAATCCATGCGACTTAGTAGGGTGTGAAAACTTTGAACTATTTGCATCTGGGCAACTTGAAGTACCGAAATACCATTTATTTTTATAATTATAAATAGTAATAATAGTTCCGTCATATGCTTCATAATATTTATCATTTTCATTATATAGATTTGTTTTGTATTCTTCATAACTAATTCTGCGTGGAATAGAATTAGCATATGTTACAACAATATTATTATTGCACGACAAAGTAAAATCTAAAACAATACTTCTACATTCTTCATAAAGTTCTTTATAATCGGTTACGATAGCACCCATTTTATAATTATTATGAAGAAGAATTAAATCGTCGTTGTTTTTAAATTTCTTAACTTTGATATTAGGCCAAAAGTGATATTTTTTCAATAAACTAATCAAAGTATTTGCATATGTAACATTCGTAAAATTTGTATTATTATTGTCGTGAGAATTATAATAAGTATTGATAATTAATTCTTTAAGATTTTTAGGGGGGACATTGTTATTTAGAGCGTTGGTATTCATAATATATACTTTGTTAAAAGTTATATATATTTAATTGTTTATATCAATTTTTATTTTTTTAGAGAGTATTTTATATTAACAATAATAATATAACATATATATCGTAGTTAAAGCTAGAATAAAAGTATAAATTCTATATAATATTTTAATATTAATATAATCTTCTATAACAAAATACGAACCTATCGTTATACCTATAATAGAACCTGCTGTTACTATTGCTGCAACTTTAAAATCAAAATGACCCTTTTTATAATATAAATATAGTCCCGGTAACGCATTCGGAATACTATGTAGAAATAAAGATATAGCTACTGCTTGTTGAAAAGTCAAATTATAATACATTAGGGCAGGTATAAATAATATACTACCACCGCTTCCTATGATTCCTATTGAAATTCCTATAATTATTGATATTATAAATAATTCAATAATCATCTAAATATATTTCAGATATAATAATTTTACTTAATACTTGCAAAAATTAAATGTAGTAAAATATAAATAAAATATAATATTATATTAGAGTTATATTATGAGTAAAACATTATCAAAAAAAACTAATATAAAATTACCAAAACCTAATAATGCCGAACTTAATACATTTTTTTCTTCTGAACTAATATATTATGATGATATTAAAAAAGGATTATTAAATTTAGTAAAAAGAATTGATATAAAAATGCCATCTAACAAAATATATAAATTATATGCTAAAGAATTTTTTAATAATTCAGTACAAACTACTTCTATAAAATCTACTAAAAAAACTACTTCTATAAAATCAACTAAACCAACTAAAAAAACTACTTCTATAAAACCTGCTAAATTGGCAAAAACTACTTCTAAAAATACATTTCAACATACTATATCTTAATATAATCCATTACATACACCAAAATCATATTCTAATTATTAATAAGTCTACAATAATATAATTTTATTTTTTTATTATTAATAATAATATTTATTATTTATAAGTAATGGAAACAGAAAGACAAAAATATAATATAATTAATTCAATGGATGATTTAAAAAAATGGTATAAAAATCCTGAAATTCATCCTATAAACGGAAAAACTATGCATATAATGAGTGAAGAATATTATGATGTATATGAAAGTGCTTATAAATTATTAATGGAAGATAAAATATTCTCAAAAATTGGTGATGATGATTATATTATTGAAATTTTACCCAAAAATCATTTATTATTTGAAGATATAGATTTAGTTCGATATAGATGTGTTAAAAATTTAGTTCCGTCTTTTAAAAAATTATATAATGATGTTAATATTGAAATAATACTATTTTTAACAGAAAATATAGAAAAAAATAATTTAGAATTAGAAAATAAATCTACAAAATTAGAAATAGAAATAGAAATATTACGTAATAGATTTACAGATAATTTAAATACATCATATAATTCTAATAAAAATTTTTCCAATGTTAAAAAAATATTTAGTATGTTTAAAAAATCTTTAATAGAATTATTTTTAACAAAAGATTATTTTACTATATATGAATATCCAGATAGTATTGATAATTTAATAATAGACAATAATTATTATATATTTTACTGGTATATGAAATTTATAGAAAAAATAAAATTATCAAATGGTGTATTAATTATTAAATATTTTATAAATAGTATTAAAACGCCTAATTATCCTCAATGGATAATATCTTTTTTAAAATTATATAATGAATATAAAGGTTTATTTAAAGATATAGATGATTGTTTTAATCCTGAATCTGGTATAATAGAAAATGTAGAAGATAAAAAACTTAATACTATTAAAGACCCAATAGATTCTTATTTTGAAAAATTTGAAACAAAATTAAATGAAATTAAAAAAAAAAAATATTCGCAATTAATTGATCCTAGCACATTTAAAGCAAAAAATATAAAAAAATTAGATTATTTAAATGATGAAGATTATAATGTTTTTAAAATCCATAAAGATAATTATGATAGTGCAAGAAAAAAATATGAAAGTGAACTTCTAAAATATGAAAGCAATCCAAGTGGAAGTAGTCCTACACCTCCTAAAAAACCAACTATTACCTTACCAAGTAGCGGAAAGACTATAACTATTGCAGTACAAAAAGACCCTATGCATATTAAAGACAATGTTATAGAAAGTTTTAAAATAGAATATGAAAAAATAAAATCAGTAATTGAAGAATATAATGAAGTTAAACAGATGTCTTACATAGAATTAAAGAGATATTTTGGCGAAGACATTACAACTGCCGAAAATCAATTAATTAGTAATAATGAATTAATGTCTATGGATAAAGAAAAAATTAATAATATTATATTATATGACAATAATGAACCTGGACTTAATGATAAATGTAGTGAAGAAATAGATGTTTTTACTAATGAATATTTTAAAGACAATGATTATCCTTTGTCTAAATTACAATTAATGGTAAGACTAAAAGTATATACATCTGATAAACAAACATATAGAACAGAATGTATATATGCTCCCGTACTTTATAATAATTTAATACTATGTATAAATAATAAAACTCCTTTTAAAAATCCTATAACAAATACTAAATATACAACAGAACATATAAAAGAATTAATGAAAGTTATAAAAATAATAGACCCATCATTAGAAGTTCCTAAATTTATAAAACATAGAAATGATACAGAGTTAAAAATTGGATATAGAACATATCTTTATAAAATTTTAAATTTTACTACTATATATTTGTATCGTGATATAGGAGACGAATCTTATCATATATATGATATTTGTACTATACCCGCAGATATAGAAGCAACAGGATTATATGCAACTAATTCAACTGATATAACATCAAGTGTAATGTTATTTAGAATTATAAAATTATTTAATGATGGAAGATTATTACATAAATATATTCCGCCATATTGTATACCTGTTAGTAATAGACCTAATACTTATCAATATATAAAATTAGGAATTCATTTTAATAATTATAGAACTGCAGATAATTGGCTATATAATTCTGCTACAGGTGCTAGTAGAAATAAAATAGAATTATTAGAATTATTTAAAAGTCGTGCAACAGAAATAAATAATTTTATTTAAAAAAAATATAATTATTTTAATATAATATTATATTAAGAATGAGTTCTATTTCAAAAAAAGAAAAGGATTTGTTTAAATCTTTAGATAAATTATATAACAAAGATAAAGATGCCATTATAAAATGGTTAGATGCTGTAAAAGCTCATGATATTACAAAAGATGATAAATTACCCGGATTATTAAACAATTCTAAAATACAAATTTATACTAATTCTGAAGAAGGAATATATAATTTAATATTGAAATGGATTATACTAAATAAAGATAAATTTAGTGATTATAATTTTGATGATATTCCAGATAGTTCATATATATCAGTTAAAGTAGCGATGCAATCTGAAGGAATTACAGGTATTGTTCATAGAAAATTTCTTACTTTAGACGATGTTAAAATATGGTGTGAAAATCCTCTAATTCATCCAATTAAAGGAACCCCTTTGACAATAGTCGATGATGAATATTTTTTTATATATGAAAAGGCTTATAAAATATTGAAAAAAGCATTATTTTCTAATGATGACATGTTAAAAATTTTGCCCAAAAATCATTTATTATATGGTAATATAAATTTTGTTCATTATTCATGTCTAAAAAAAAATGATCCTTATATTCTAAAACTATATGTTAAAAAAAATGCTTCCGGAAAAGTAGATAGAGAATTATTTAGAGAATATTCAATTTGTAATATTCTTCATGAAAATTTAGATAATCTAAAAGATAAAGATAATATATTAGATACAGAAATAGAATTATTATATAATAGATTTAGTAAATTAAAAAATAGTTTAAATACTACAAATTTAGATAGTATTAAAAATCAATTTGAAATATTAAATAAGTTTAAGAAACGATTATTTTTAACAAAAAATTATATAGGTGAATATACTATTACAGAATGTTTTAATAATTTAATAGAAGATGCTGCAAATTATTACTTGGAAACTTATTTATTTGTAGATTTTTTAGAAAACAATACATTATCAAATGGTTATAAAATATTAGATTTTTTTAGGGATAATATTAATAATTTAATTATAGATGGGCATAACTGGATTCTAGATGTATTTAAATTATACTTATATTATAAATCACTTGATAAAGATATATCTGATTGTTTTGATCTTAATTCTGGTATTATTGAAAATTATGAAAATATTAAATATACTCAAATAGTTGATCCTATAGATTCTTATTTTGAAGAATTTGAAAAAAAATTAGCTGTAATAAAAAATCCTATTTATTCACAATTAGTAGATATAACAACATATAAAGCAAAAAATTTAGCATCTATTAATTATTTAAATGATGAAGATTTTAAGATTTTCAAATTACATAGAGATAATTATGATAATGAAAGAAAAAAATATGAAAGTGCCCTTCTAAAATATGATAGAAATCCCAGTGGAAGTAGTCCTACACCTCCTAAAAAACCAACTATTACCTTGCCAAGTAGCGGAAAGACGATAACTATCGCAGTACAAAAAGACCCTATGCATATTAAAGATGATGTTATTAAAAAATTTACAAAAGAATATGAAAAATTAAAACCAATAGTTGAAGAATATAATAATATTAAAAAAATGTCATATGTTGATTTAAAGAAATATTTTGGTGATGATCCTACAACTGCAGAATTTAGAGTAATACAAAATAATGAATTATTAATGATGGACAGAGAACAAATTCAAGAAAATATATTATATGACAGCGAACATCAAGACCTTAATGATAAGTGTAGCGAAGAAATAGATATATTGACAAATGAAGATTTTAGTGATGAAAATTATCCATTAGCCAAATTGCAATTAATGGTTAGATTAAAAGTATATACTCCAGATAGACAAACATATAGAACAGAATGTATATATGCACCAGAACTTTATAATTATTTAATAAAATGTATAAATAATAAAGAACTCTTTGTTAATCCTATAACAAAGACTAAATATACAAATGAACATATAGATGAATTAATGAAAGTAATAAAAATAATAGATAGTTCATTGGAAGTTCCCAGATTCATAAAACATCAAAATGATACCAAATTAAAAATTACTTATCAGATGAGAGAAACTCATATAAATCCTAATATGCAAAGATCTTTTGGCGATGTTAATATTATTTACTTTTATAAAATATTTTTATCAAGAGAATTAGTAGGTACTGATTATCTAGTATATGATATTTGTCATATACCCGCTGGTATAGAACCTACAGGATTTTATGCAACTAATTCAACCGATTTATCATCAAGTGTAATGTTATTTAGAATTATGAAATTATTTAATGAAGGTAGATTATTACATAATTATTTACCACCATATTGTATTAAAAGTGAGAATAATCCAAATGCATATAGATATATCAAACCTGCTATACATTTTAATAGATATAGAGAACAAATTAATTGGATAAAAGATTTAGAAGAAAATAGATATAGAACTAAAGAAGAATTTATTAATTTATTTAAACATTATGCTACAGAAATTAATAATTATTGTTAAAAATAAATAGTAATATAATAATTTAAGGTTTTTTATAATATTTATCAAACCAAACTTGCCCTACCTCTTTAGATGCATCTTCTACTGATAATTCATTTTTTATAATTTTATTTCTCATATTTAAAAAATATTCTAAACTATTATAATCAAATCCTTCTTCTTTCGTAACCATAGCATATAACATCGGATATCGCTCTTCAAAAAATAGCAATCCTTCTATAGAAGATTTCATATTTTTTAATAATTCTTCATGAGATGAATAAGTATTCTTTTTTTCTGTCATATATAACATTATTTCTTGAACTATATTTCTAATATCATCTGTTTCCATTCCATCTTTAATAAAATCTGCTACTTTTCTTTTTTTTGAACCATTATTAGTATTACTCATTTTAATTATTAAATAAAAATTTATCCTTATATAATAATATCTATTTAATATAATAGAATAATGATAAAAGAATTAGAATACGCGGTTATAGATAACGACTACATATATACTCCTTCTAATCAAAAAAATGCTGGATTATATACTGGGAATGTCTTATTTGATAAAAAACCTTGGGGAAATAGTTTTAAAAAACCGCCAATAGAACCAGATGCTGTTGCATATGCATCACAATTTTATGCAAGTCATCATATACCTTCTGGTAATAGACCTGGAAATAATACTCTAAATAGTAATAAATATAAAAAATATAAAGAAAATAATAGTGCTAGAGATAATTATAATTTTAGTTGTTATGACGCAAATCAAAGTTTTCAACAAATACAAGATATATCTGTATTACCAGTTGTCCAAGAACAACCTCATGTAATAACTCAAGTAAATAACAAATATTTATTTTCTATGCCAGATATATCTTATCCTAATATTAATAATATAAATTCTCCTCCTCATGTAAATAATATGTTTAATTCTACTAATCATTTACCTCAAGGTCATCACATGTAGTTTCAATAATTTCTAAATTATTATATGTAGTATCATTATTCATCATTATTGCAGATGGTAAAGTTTTTTTTATAATATTTTTGTGTTTTCTAAGAAAATTGCAAATATAATTATAAGTTTCATTTACCTGTTCAAATGAAACGCCGCCTGTAATTAATATACTTCCGCTCTCAAATAAAGCACCTGTTACTTTTTTACATTCATTTATTTTTTCTCCTTTTCCTTTACCATAGCATTGTTTAGGACAAGAACAAATTCCATTTTTATTAGGATTACATTTATTCCAAAAATATTCTAATTTAACTCCTTGATATATCCCTGGTTGAAATGAACATTTATTATTATACAAATTACTAATGAATAGTTTATGTATTTCCTTTCTCTTCAATCCAAAACCTATTTTATGTTCGCTATCACAATATAATTTAAAATCTGTATTAATCATTCTTATTTTGAAATTTTGAAATTCTAAAATTAATTTATAATCTTCACATCGATTACTAATAATATCTTTGGTAATGTTTTTATATATATTTTCAATATTTTTTATAATATTATTTACAATGACTTCAGTATCATTTATATTTTTAATACCTGTTAATTGAATATTTCCGTTTTTAAATATTTTAATATTTGGCATATAACCATTATTCAAAAATATAATGGTAACCTGATTATCAAAACGATTTTTTTTCATTTTATTTTTCTTGCTTTTTCTTCTTTTTTTAGGATACTCACCTCTATTTAATTCTTCTCCTTCTTTCATATATTGAACCCATACTATTCCTTCTGTTGAATTTTCCTTATTAATAATTAAAATATTATCAAATAGTATTTTAAGATTTAAATTAATATTTTCTCCTATATTTGCATTACACGTTATAGTAGAAACTCTATATGGTGAGAAGTAAATATCTTCTGTATTTAAATCAGTCATCTAATCACAATAATAATAATATTAATAACTTTATATCATTTTTTATTTTTTTTAATATCAATTTTATTAACTTCATTTTTATTATTCATATTATCTGTTATATTTTTAAGATATGATGTATTTACAACTTCGTAGTTATATGTTGTTGATATCATTGGCGGTAGATTTAAAAGATGTGTTTTATCATTTGTAGTATGTCCTTTGCGAAATTCTTCTATAGTTAAAGGACCATTAAAAATATTTAATAAAAATCTAGAAGGTGCAGGTCTTATTGGTTTTGTATGACCAAAATGTTTGCTAAGCATTTGTATTAAACTATTTATTTCCCAAACCTTATCACTTCCACAATGTGTAGAAAAGTTATATGCATTTGCACATTCGAGAGAACAAAAGTTACCAAATAATATATAGGTATTCGAAGTTATATTATATTTGTAAGGCATTCCATATATTCTTTCATTTATCTGATGACAACACCAATAGCAGTTATTAGATGATTTAATAATATTTTCATTATCATTTTTATCTTTATAATTTTTATTTTCTCCATTTAAATATTCTATATTATTATCATTATTGTCTCGCATATTGTATAAATTATTTTCATTAATATTTATTAAATTATCTTGTATATTATTATACACGTTTGTATCATTGATATAATAACAATCAGGTTCATAAGGTTTTGGTGCTTCTAAAGATTCTTCATTAATATTTATTTTATTAATATCATTTGTTGATATTGGTAATTGTAATATTATATCTTCATTTTCTACTAAAACAACATCTTTGACCATAGTATTCATTAAACCCTTTTTTTTATCTATTGTAGATTTTACTTCATTCTTTTTATTTTTTCGCGGCATTTCATTATAAACGCTTATATTATTTATATATGTTTATATAATTTTAGTATTTTAATACATTGTTATTTTTGTTCATCTATATAATTTTTAAAATATGTAATCCCTTTAATGATTTCATTCATATTAATTGGTGTTTTTGTATTTTTTGTAAAAGTAATTTTTTTATTATTATTAATACATTTTTCTTTAATTTCTCTAATTTCTCCATTTAAAGAATTTATAGTATCGATTAGATATTTAATAATAAAAACAAAAACAATTATTATAATTATTGTAAATAAATCCATAATTCTTTATTTACTAATAAAGAATATAAAAAATAAATTAAAAAGTAATTTAACTATATCTAAATCCTAGAGTTCCATTTGTTATATGTAATATGTTTACATCAATTGCATATACAACTATTTCATATACTAAGGGATTATAAAATTTTTTTAAACTAGATAATAAAGAGTTTATATAATTGACTTTATCATTATTCATAAGATTATTTTTAGTTTTAATTGTTAATGAAGTTGTAATGCGACTATTATCATATGAACCTGCACTTACTTGTTTTTCTGGAAATAAAGAAAATGAATAACAATATAAACCCGTACGCGGTATATTTGTATGATATTTATAAGGGACTATATGATTATAAAATTCCGCATCATTATCTGTTCGCGATATAGTATTATTCCATTTTATTTCTATATTATCTAATATTCCCATATTTTCACTATATTCGTGCGTTGCAGTATAATTAGTATAATTATTAAAATTATCTATAATATCATTTCTCCTAACAATCCATATTAATTCTTTAATATGATGAGATGCATTTGTTATAGTTATAGTTTTTGTTGTTTCGTTTGAATTAAATTGAGCATGATTTCTTTTTGGAGTACTAATTACATAATCAACGGATTGTGTATTTAATAATATTTTACTTCTTTCTATGCTATCCAAATAAACATAAGAACATATTAACTCATTTCTTACATCAAATAATTTATCATTAGGACTAACGAAATTATCAATACTAACCGATTTTGAATGTACTAATTCATATAATACTGGACTAACATACATATTTAATATATTACTCCATATTTGATATAATCCATCAAAACCTTTAGGATTTGTTTCTAATTCTAATAATATTTCTATATTTTGTAATTTTAATAATGGTAATGCTAATGATGGATTTTTAGTAAACCAGAAATTTAAAGGAACCTGTATTTTTCTTCCTTTTATACTAGGATTAATATTTTTATCACTATAAACTGATATAGGATATGTTATGTTAAATAATTTGTTATTTATAATAGTATATTTAGGAACAAAATTATAAGGTGCAACTAATTCATCTATATTTCCTATTAATTTATTGTATTTTATCCCATCTTTATTTGTTAATTCATCCCAGATATTTAACCATTCACCATACAATGATTCTATTATATTATTACCTATTTTAATTCTTGCCTCTTTTATATAATTATATCCAAGATTTGTAATCCATCTAAATCTATATTCGTTATTAGAATATATATCTGGGATTTTAAAAGTTAAAAACATATTTGATAAGAAATCTCCATATCTTTTTATTTTAAAATTAAGTGTAGTACCATTTTTAAATCCTGAATTTGCACTTCCTTCGGGTGCAATTGTAATATGTTCTATTGAAAAATTAGTATGTTTATTATGAGAATATTTATAATAATTAATTTGTGGATTTTGTGTAATATATTGTGAAATGTTTCCAATTAATACTAATTGCATTAATCCGGCGCCCATTTTTATTATATTCTTAATAATATATATTATTTATATATATCTATAAATATTTCTTTATAAATATTTCTAAATCGGCCTTTCCTCTATTGCCGTTATATTCTTCTTTTTTATTACCATTCTCTGTTATAATAATAGTAGGGAAACCAGTTATTCCATATTTATTAATTTTATCTATTGCATCTCTATTATTATATTTTTTAAATTCAATTTTATTTTCATATGTATTTTTTAAATCTTCCCATACACCACTTTCATTAAAACGAACACAATGACCACACCCTTCCATATAATAATATTCTATCGCATACTTTTTACTATAAAATGTTTCGAGTAATTTTGTTCCATTTATATAATAAAGAACTACTATAGCAATTAATAGAAATACTACTATTAAAACCATATTAATAATATCGCTAGAATTATCACGTTTTGTCATATTATTATTTTATATAAACTCCTAAAATATTATTAGATAATAATTATTAGTACAAGATATAAATATATCAAAATATTAAGGTATTATTCATTGATATTGTTTGATATAATTTTTTTAATTCAATATTTTTATCTTCTTCAGAATCAAATATTATTGAATTATAAAAGCAGATATCCAATTTTTTTTTATTATAATCTCTAATAAATTGAAGGAAATCACATGTTTTTATAATAAATATTCTAATATCAAGTTCATCGTAGTTAATTTCATCACTAAACTTATTTAAAATGAATACTTCATAATTACTTCTATTTAATATGTATTTATAAATATCTGTATCATCGCACACTATAATAGTTCTGTATACTAGATGTGAAGTATACAATTCATCAAGTTTAATCAATATATTAGACATATTATTATTATTTAGTGTTTTTGCTTTATGTATATTATATAAAATGAGTACATAATTAAAATAATTTAAGAATTTTTAAAAAATTTATAAAATATTAGAAAAATATAAATTATGTACTCAAATTGTTTTTAATCAATATATAAGATTATTTATTATAATTAAATATAATGAGTGAGCAAATCATTAAGATTGATATTGAACTATTTAAAAAAGAATATGACAATATAACTGATATCCCAACAAATATTTTAGAAAAGGTCGCAGAAATTAAAAATACTTATACATGTTTTAATTCATTTTATGATCCTAAAATGATATGGGCAAAAAAATTATATAATAATAAAGACAAATTTAATAATAAACCTAAAGCAAAAAATAGATTTCATATTATTATACCCGAGTTCTCTAAAACATCAGAGATTAAAAGAAGTTTAATAGGGTATTTGAATAAATTATCGCATAAAAATAAAGATAGTATATATGAAAAAATAAAAATTATAATAGACAATAATGAAATATTAGATGATATTTTTAATATTATTTTGAACTATATCAAAAATAACGAAGATGATATATATTGTAATATATTGGAATTATTTGATAAAGATTATATTATGCAAAATATTAATAGAATTTGGGATAATTATATAGAAAATAAAGAATGGAATCCGCCGCTATATGTATATGAAAATAATTTATTATTATTAAATGATGAATATGATTTATATTGTGATTATATTAAATGGAAAAAAAATATTCATAATATGAATAAAATATGGACAAAATATAAAAATGACGAACTAATAATATTACTTAATAATATTTTAAAACATATAAATTATTTAATAAATGAAAATGTCCATAAATATATATTAGATATTTTACTAGAACAAATATATAAATTATTATCTATTAAAAAATATCCTGAAATTATCGAGAATATTAAAAATATAGAAATAAAAAATTTTGATAGTTCGACAAAATTTTTTATTTATAATATTATCGAATTATAAAAAAAAATTATTTCTATATAATAGTATAGAGTAAGAAATAGTATAATGAAAGAAAGTAACAATAGTCTGTCTTTTTACAGTAGCGCAATAATTCAAGCAATATTTGCTATATTATTATTAATAATACTTAGTTACATTTATAAACTAGAGAATATGGGTTGTGAATGTTCAGAACATCCTAACAAAGAATTTATTAAAAATTTTACAATAATTGCATTGGCATATTTCTTAATAACTTCATTTATATCGCTAAATAGTGTTGCTAAAAGCCTAGGATATGTAGTTGTTCAATTACTTTCAATTGCCACCTTCATATTCTTCTTAATGTTTGTAGTATACATATACTATGCATTTGATTATGTTAGATATTTAACCAATGAGAAATGCAAATGTTCAGAAGATTTAAGTAGAGATATAATATCTGTAGGAACTATGATATCTCTATTTTTATTCTTAACTTTACTATTTACTATAATAATCATACCCATTTTATTAAGCACTTTAAGCAATTTATTAAATAGAATAGAAGTCTTTGAAGATGAAATCGAGGAGACTATCAATAATCCCATGAGAACCTTACAACGTACTCCTGATAGAATTGTAAGTTCCGTTAAGGACGTAGGCAATTTTGTATCAAAATCTGCTAAAAAAATAACTAATTTAAGAAAGAATAGAAAATAAATATTAATAACAAAACATTATTAATATAATTTACATCATTTTAATATATAAAATACATTAAAATAATTATTTTTATTATATATTAGATAATATTGAATTATCTAATAATACAAAGTTACGAAGATATCCAATACTTATTGGTACTTCTTCTAACAAATTTTATTTTTATTTATATATTGCAATATTATATTAGAATAATAATCTTTGACATAAAAATGTAAAGATTAATTGTTAAAAAATAAATTACAAATTGATGCTTATTAAATATTAGTATAATGATTATACATTTTAAATATTTAAAGTACGAGCATTTTTTTTAGGTCTACCTCTACCTTTCAATATTTGGATATCTGCCGTATCTTCAATTATAGATGTTATTTCTTCGTCACTAACAGATAATGTTTCTATATTGTTATCGTTATCATCTATAGATATTTTACTATGAACATTTCTAATTATTTTATCAATATCTTCAGCAGGTTTTCTTGAATTTTGCATTTGTGACATATTATTTACTTGTTGTGATTGCGGCATTTGAGATTGATACATTGGAATATTAGATTTAGGAGGTTCGCTACTTAAAGAACCAAATAAATTACTTACCATATTAAATAATCCCATAGTATCATTTGCAGAACCCCTATTTTGTGACATTTGAGGAGTAGGTTGTTCATTTCCTATTATATATTGTTTGGCTGCTGCATTTTGAAATTGTTTCATTAATTCAGGATTTGATTTTAAAACATTTTCTATGTCAGGTAAAGGTTGTTCTTTAAACATTCTACTAGTTAAATGAAACATAAATGCGCTACCCGAGAGAGATAAAAACAATCTTAATTCCGGTGCCATCTTCTTACCAGTTGCCTTATATTTGTAATGCAACTCTTCAAATATATCATCATAATCATTAATATTTTCATTAACCTGTTCAGACCATCCATCAAGACGAATTGCTAAAGGATCATATCTACTATTTAAATATTCGGTACCTGATATAAATGCCATTAACATTTTTTGTTGAAAACGAATACTTCCATCTAACTCTTTTTCTCTAATTATTCTATTATATTCAGTTTTCATTTCTTCTAAATCGGAATTCATATTAAAATTGAAAGGTACTTTAAATCCTTTTGATTGTAATCTATCTAGTTGATATATAATTTCTCTTTTTTCATTTAATTCTAATTTAAGCAACTCTTTTGGATTTAAATATTTTTTTCTTTCATTTGAATATTTATCTTTTCTAGATAATCCTCTATCATCTCCTTCATATCCTCCTTCGCTTTCTCCACTTTCTCCACTTTCTCCACTTTCTCCACTTTCTCCACTTTCTCCACTTTCTTCACTTTCTCCACTTCGACCACTTCTGCCACTTCGACCACTATCACGACTTCCGTCACTTTCTCCACTTATAGCACTATCATCACTTTCTCCACTATTATAACTTTTTGCACTTGTTCTGCTTCTTCCACTTTTTTTACTTTCGCTATCATCATCGTTTCCTTCATTATTATCATATCTTTTAATATTTACTAATTTTTCCTTATTTTTATAAATAGAACTCATGTTTTTCATATAATTATTTTTACCACTTCCCGGATATGGAGATCCCGAACGAGAAGAACCTCCAGAAGACATAGATAAAACATCGTCGCTTATTTTTTTTCTATTAAATAATTCATTGTTTATTGAATTATCAATAATTTTATTCTTATTTTCACGAGGAATATTAAAATTAAAAGATTGAGATTTAAAACTATCTCTATTTAACTCTATTAAATCATCATTTTGGTTATTAAGAGTTGATATTAAAGTCATATTATATATTTATTTTGATATTAAATGTTTATATATCTATTATAATATTTTAATTAATATTAATACGCATATAATTAGTATTTTTATTATATATTTAATGCAAATTATCTATTTTATTGCACTTATAAATATTTTATTATATTTATCGCTAATATCTCCTTTTATTGTACTTCTAATATATGAAACTGCTTGTAAACATGCATCGCTTAAATCATCTTTTTTCTTATTTTCATTAAATAAATTCTTTAAAAATTCATCTTCGCTTATATATGCTTTACATAATTCAATGCTAAGCATTTTATTTTGTTTATATTTGTCTCTTCTAAACCCTTTTTTATTTTTAGGAACTTCTAAATTATGATTATCTATATTTATTATATAATTATGATTTTTAGTTTTTAATGAAGCATTAATGAGAAGTACATTATTAATATCTTTATCCCAATATTTGATTAAACTAAAATATCCATATATTATATGCTGAATAGTTTTCATAATTCCATTTAAATTAGATGGTTGATTTTCAATTAATACATAATCAATTATGTTTATATTTTTATCTTTAAGTCCCCCTATAATATTATCCATTGCTATATAAATTCGTTCACTTATATCTTCAATTCCTTTTATCTCTTTTTTACTATCTGCCAGAGTTATAATTCTCCAATCTATAATTTCTAATATACCTTTATCTTCGATTTTTCTAATTATACATAATGCTAAATTTTTAACACCAATATCAAAACTTATATATATCATTATATAATTATAAATTATATTATCATTATATAATTATATTGTAATACTTTTTTGAATCATATCTACATTTTTTGAAGTATAGTGTTTAATACTATAATTTTTTATTAATACAACTAGGTTTTTCCAAAAATTATCATTTAAATATTTTGAATTATATCTATTTATTTTTTTACATTTTTTATATAACCACTTATATATTTTTTCCATACATTCTTGATTATTATAGTTTTTACATATTCTCTGTTCTTTTGTTAATTTATTTACATAACTATTAATAATATTACTATTATCTTCGTAAGGTACTATTTCATTTAAATTATTAAATTTAATATAATTATACGTGGGACATATTAATAAATTATCTTGATAATCTATAAACGTAGGATTATTATCTATTATTAATAGATGTTTTTTAATATCATATGTGGGTGAAAATTTTACATGTTTTTTAATAATAGGTAATATTTTCGCAATTGATTTTTTTATATTACCATCATTTTCAATAATGCAATTATCTCTTGTAAATAATGGTCTATCAAATTTAAAATTATTATTTTTTTCTATAATAGCAATTTCTTTATTTGCCCATTTTTTTTCAGATGCTGTATAAACATAAAAATAAGAATGTGGATATAATTTTTTCATAGATTGGATAAAATAGAAAAAATGCGGTCTTATAAGCAATGATTTTTCATTATAACTATCATTTAAACATTTATCACATAAAATTTTATATTTATTCAAATGTGTTTTTTTACTAGATTTAATTAATTCTTGTATATTATATATATCACATTGATATGTGCAATTTCCAATAATAGTTCCATCTAAATCTAATACAAATATGTAAGGTTCTATATTATTCATTAATAAATCTATTATATTAAAACATTAGAATATTGTTTACTTATTATAGAATAAGGTTACATTACATTATGAATTATGATAAATCATATAATAGTGATTTAAAATCAAATAATCCTTTATCAAATACCCTAGATTCTAAATATACAGACCTATCTGTTAAAAATAAAATAAAGAAAAAAAATAAAGATGAAATAAATATAAAAAAATATTTTTATAACAAAAATATCAAATATAATTTAGAAAGCAGAATTTTTTATTATAAAAATATAGTAAAAAAAATAAAAGATATTAGCAATAATGAGTGTTTAAATATTAAAATAAATAATAATAATAATGAAACTATAAACTATACTATTAAAGATAAAATAACCCTTATTAAAAGAATTGGAACATCTAGTAAATATGGTTATATATATATCGCAAAAATTAAAAATGAATTTGGTAAGCGTCCAATAACAGCAAAACTTATAATACAAAATACTAGAAATATTTTAGAGAGTGAATTAAATAGTAAAATAACTGATTTAATAGTAAAAAAAAATATATCAAAACATTTCATATTAACTTATAAAGTAATAAAATGTAATTTATTATCTTCAGATGAATTATTACCAGATATTATTAAAGATAATAATTATATTATGTTATTAAATGAAGTAGCAAGAGGTGATTTAAAAGCATTATGTAAAGATATAAATTTTTTAAAAAGCGACGAATTATTATATAATGTTTTTGCACAAACTATGTTATCTATATTAACATTTCATCATTTAGGTTATGTTCATAACGATTGTCATTGGGGAAATTTTTTATATCATTATATTGATGATAAAGACGATAAAAATAACATTAGTTATTATCAATATAATATAAATGGCGAAAATTATTATTTAAAAGCGTCTAAATATTCAATATATATATACGATTTTGGTTTATGTTCAAATATAAAATATACAGATAATTATAAAATTTATGATGATTATAAAAGAATAACTAATCCATTTATAAGTCAAAAAAAATATAATTACTCGTGGCTAAAAGATATTAATATGCCTGTTAATTTACCATCTGATAAGTTTTCTAATTTTGTAATTAATTATGGTAATAATATTAAAAATTTTTATAATAATAATAAATACGTGTATTTTAACAATAATTCTAAATTTTTAAAAGAATTATCAATAGTTATTATTAATGATTTACTAAAAATGCCTAATAATTATTTTGTTAATAAGAAACCTCATAATTCTAAAATAATAAATGCAAAACCATTTCAAATTAATAGTAAAATTAATCTACATAAATAAAATTACACGCGATTATCTCACATATACTTACGTAAATAAATCTATTATACGTATATTTGTTTCTTCCATGTGTTTTTTATATCTATCATCAATATATTCCATCATACTTTCAAAACCGGCAAATATCATTTCGTCTATTTGTATTTTTTTTAAATCTAATTTCATACCTAATCTATTAAATGAAACATTAATAGTATTATCTAATGGTAAATTAGTTGGATAATAAAAATTATTTATTTTACTATTATTTATTTGCTCAAATAGTACATGTTTAACTCTTAATTTATTAAAGATAGTAAATAGTTGTTTTATTATATATATCAAATTAATATTTTTTTTCTTTTCAACTATTTTTTTATTTTCTTTTTGTAAAATCATTCCCAATATATTTTCTTTAGGAACTTTTTCAAATAATTTTATGGGAAAATTATTTGTTAATGCCCCATCATAATAATAATATTCATCTATATATACTGGTTTAAATAATAATGGTATACACATTGAAGCACAACATGCATCAAATACACACAAATCGGGTGTATCTTCAATTGAAAAAATTTTATTTTCGCAAGAAATTATATTTGTTGAAGACATATATAAATTTATTCCAAATACTTTAGATATATCTTTAAATGTAATATTGTCATCTAATTGCGGATATTTATTTTTAATTACAAATTTTAAATGCATTATAAATTTAGACATATCACAAATACCATATTCAGTTATTAATTTAATATAATTTTTTATAGGAACATTACATAATTCTTCATCATCTCTTGCATTGTAAATTAATTCTTCCATTTCATTTATTTGCAATTTAAAAGCAAACATAAGACCAATAAAAGAACCAATTGAACAACCTGCTACATGCGTTATTTTTTTATCTAAATTCTTAAAATATAAGTATCTTAAAGCGCCTAAAAACATTACACCATGCATACCGCCCCCTGATAAAACTAAGTGTGTAATATTCATATTTATGTTAATATTTTCATCAGTCATAATATTATAAATTATGATGATATATTATAGTTTTATATATATTATGATACATTATAAATTCTTAAATATGAGAATTATATTCTTGAATATTAACATTATAATATAATAATGCTTCTTTAGATACATTATTTTCTGCCTCCTTTTTTGTGTTTCCGGTTGATGTCGCTATTATAGAACCATTTTTATCTTTGACACAATAACTAAAAATCCTTAAATTATCTTTCGTTATAATATTTAATTCCTTAAATTGTGGAGTATCATTTAAATAATGTAACATATGAGAAACTAACATATCCTTGTAATTATTTTTAATTCTAATTAGTTCGCAAAAGTCTATATAATTTTCTATAATATATATAATCCATGTTTCTACAATATAATATCCCGCACCACTAGAAGGAGTTATTCTTATATTAGATGGAAGAGATACTTCGTCGGCGTCTGTTTGAAAATCTAAATAAAGAGCACCTAAAAATGCTTCAAATATATCTTCCATAATTTTATAATTATTCCTTCCCCCAGATTCTTCAACTTGTTTTGATATTATTGCAAATTTTGGCAAACCTATTTTTTCTGATAAATAACCTAGCATTTTACCATTAACTATTTTTGTTCTTATTTTTGATAAAAATCCTTCATTCTGATCAGGAAAACGAAGATATAAATAATTAGTAACTATCATACTTAGTAAAGAATCTCCTAAAAATTCTAATCTTTCATAAGACATATCTTGTAAAGGTAAACAATCCGGCGGACAATTTGCATTACTTTTATCAAAATCTGCATTTTTCATAGTACAATAGGATTTGTGAACAAAAGCTACACGATACAAATTAATATTCTTAATTTCTAAATCTTTTAATCCATTATTATTTAATAAATTATATAAATCATCTTTCTCTAAAAGAATATTCCTATTATTATATGGTTGATTTTCAATACTTATATCCATAGTTTTATTGTGAATATTATCTATACGTTTCATTTTTGTTTTGTAATTTATAATATTGATTAATTTATATCATTTTTTATATTTATATATTTTATATATATATAAATATTAAATGTATTTTTCTTTTAAATAGAGTAAGATAATATATGAGTTATCTAGCCAATGATATAACCAACCCTACAATACAAATTGATTCGGTTGCTATTGGATTACAACTCAATGCAGAGGATGAAGCAAAAAATTTAAATAAAATAGACTTAAAAAAATACGAAGAATTTTTAGTTGTAGGAGAAAAAACATATACTAGTAATACGGAAGATACATTAAATACAAAATGGAATATGATAGTAAATCAAAAAGGTGTCGCTGTTAATTCATCGAGACATCTTGCTAATTCAAATTTAAATCATGACGTCTCTTTATTTGTAGATAAAAATATTCATTGTACAGGTATTATTAAAGCTGCCGGATTTCAAATAAGCAATATTATATTAGATAATGCAAATCCTATTACATGCAATTTAGTTAAAGAATTTATACTTAAAACAAATGAACTTGCAGTTTCACAACCTTTTAAAACCAGTATTTATGATACAGAACATAAAAATATATATAATAATAGTTATAATGTTACTAATTTATTTACACCTAATTATGTAACATTTGGTGGAGAAGTTGATACATATAATAATACTAATCCTCTAAATATTGTAACTGCTCCTAATAATAAATTTAATAACATGCATATTTCTATTAGAAATGATACAAATAACGACTATAATGAACCTGTTAGAATGTGCATGGGTATTATTGGAGGTTATAAAGAATCACCCGCTATTATTTCTACAACACGTGGCGTACCTTTAGAATTTCACGTTAGCAAATCTGCAAAAAGTATAGAAGAATCTTATGGAAATAATGCAGTACCTATATATACAAATGTTAGTAATATACCAGCAATGACTATAGATGCAAATAACAACGTCGGAATTGGTACAAACATTTCATCAAAATACATATACAATATGAAATCTTTATTTAATGATAAAATATCAGAAAATTTAAACAAAGAAGAAAGGGCAAAATTAGACGTTAAAGGATTAGTAGCATTTGAAAATATATTAATTAAAGATTATGTAACAGGTATCTATAAACATACTGATGATATATATATTCGGAATACAGGTGCAGGCGTTTTAAATGCTACTCAAATAAATGAAGGAAATTTTACAGGGACAAATTATTTCTTTAATAATAATTTATCTGTTGATAACTTATTTCAAGCTAAAAATGTTAATATACAAAGTAATCTTGAAATAGGAAATAATACTAAAACTAAATATCTAAATGTTGAAAATAATTCTGTTTTCAATGGAGATGTTGCATTTAACAAAAATATTAATTTTTTAAATACTAATATTCTTAATATTAAAAATGTTAATCTTAATATTCAAAATGATATTTTTATTAACAGCAAAAGAGTATTGCCTATAGATCTTACAGATCCTACTACCGGATATGCTAAAATAATTAATGAAAATAACGGAAGTAATTTTATTTTCATGTATGTAAGCAGTAATATCGCTTATCTAGATGCTAGTTGTAATGTAAGTTTTCCTAAAAAATTGGGGTTGGGTCTTAAACCAAATGATACATTTGACGCAGTTTTAAACATTATCAAGGATGATATTGCTACAAGTAATTCATTTGATATATTATTAAAAAATAATGTAGAAAATAATGAATATATTGCAAATATAGGTAGATTAGCACGTCTTGATTATAACGATAATAGTTTAATTATTAATACAAATTCAGTTGTAGGAAAAAAAAATAATATATATTTTTATCCAGGTGTTGATATAAAAGCATTAACAAATAATTTTTTTTCATCTAATATAACTAATACATATCCTACATTATCCTTATTAAAAGGAAACGTAGGTATTAATAAAATAAAACCTGATTCTAATTTTGCTCTAGATATAAATGGTAATATTTCATCGACAGAATATTATATTTATGCAGATAATAATTATAAAAAAACTAAACCATTTATTTATAATCGAGATAAAAGTTATTTTAATGCATATGATAAATTATGTGATAAATATTGTATTAATTACAATGAATCTGGAGAATTAGCAATTAATATGAAGGGATTAAATGTTAAAAAAGGTATTAATACAGATTTGTATTATCAAAATAATATTTTATTAGAAACACTCCAACGTGCAAGTAATGATTTAAGTTTTCATACTAATAAATATATCTCTATCGGTTGGAAAGGTGAAGAAAATGTCGCACCATTACAAATTAGAAATATATTTACAAATGATTATAATTATTCAACTATTCGTATTTATCGAGGTAATATGGGTGGTGGCAAATATAATAACGCTGATTATAGCGGTATAGATATATGCGAATATGACAGAGATTTAAATTCTGATAGAAATAAAGAAAGATGGTTTATTTATAAAAATCACAAATTCAATGATAAAGATAGTAGAGATGTTAAACGTATTGGACCCTTACAAATTGGCTATACTAATAAAACTATTGAACCAACCTCTTATGGTATGTCATTTTATTATGATACTATAAAATCTAAATATCATATTGATGTTAATAATCCAAATGTAGAATATAATGATGATTCGGCAATGACAATATATGGTGATTTAAGCGTTCATGGAAATATTAATATATTAGATAATAATGGATGTAATTTTAATTTTAATTTAAAAGGTATATCATCGCAATTACAAAAAGTAGATAAATATTTTAATTATTTGTCGTGCAATATTATTAATAGCGCATATAATGATAATTCATCTGATAAGATAATAACTTCTTTTGATATCTTCAGACCTAAAGATAGTATTATAATAGACCCTATTACAACAGATGATATACCATTGCTAGTTAAAAATGTAAATAATACAAATAATAGAAAACCATCTACAAAATTTATTACATATTCAAAAAATAATGTAAGTTATTCTTCAATTGAATTAGCTATATACAATAGCAATCTATATTATTTTAACGATAATGATGATATGAATAAAAATGTAAAAAGTTCTATAGAAATTAGTACTTGTGATGATAGAATTAATAGCAATACAATATTAGATTTTAATATTTTAAATAATAATAACTATAAAAATTTTCTTAGATTTGTTAATAAAACAGACGGAAGCGGAGATATTATAAATACTACAACGCATATTGGATTAGGCGATAGTACAAATTCAAATATATTATTACATATTGATGGAAATGCAAAATATGGAATGCAAATTACAAATTCTTCTTATCCAGCAAGTATTAATTTAGTTAATTCATCTGGAGGTAATGATATATATCATTCTATTTCGGGAGGCAATGATATTAATATGCATAAATTTACTATTGATATTGCTTCTAAAAATTATAGTAATTATGATCCGGAATTAAGAAATTTATTCACTATTGACGCTATAAAAAATTATGAATTAAGAAATGGTGCTAAATTCGGATTTAATGAAGATTTTAATAATATTAATTCTATAAATAATGTTAATAATGCTACTTTAGTTATTAATAGCGAAATTAATAATTCATCAACTGCTATAACAAATAGATATAGTTATAACCATATATATAGCGGTTCTGTTGATATAGAATATGAAAAAATATTAAAATCAACATCTTTTGTATGGAATAATGAAAATAACACCTACAATAGTTATACAACACAAAATATATCTATATTTCCAGAATTAGATGCAGATAATAATATTATTAATGTAATTGATTCTTCAAAAGATGATTTTGTTATCAAAAAAAATAATATGTTATCTAAAAATTTATTTTATAAAACAATACATGAAAATATTAATTACAAAAATAATTATAGTAATTTACAATTTAATTATCAAAATTATAATAATCATCAACTAATTACAGAGTATATTTCGCAAATTAGTAAATACAATAATACTATTTATAATAATTTAATAGAAATAATTCCTAGACAAATTTTTGATAACATAAACAATAATGAAATAATAGTTTACGATTATATCGATGAATTAATTATTACTTCTAACATATCACACACACTATCTAATCGTCCTATGGAAATTAAATACAAATATCATAATAAGTATAAAAAAACAGAAAGAGTTAATTATAATACAAAAATTACAAGTGAATTAAATGATGAAATAAGAGGAAATAGTAATTATATAAATGTAAGCAATTATATTATTGCAACTTTATTACCATTTGATGAAAATCTACCTATTAATAATGTAATATATACAGATTTACATCAAGAAAGAATATATATAGTTGATAATAATTTACCAGAATATAATGCATATTCTAATTTATATTTGAAAACATTAACAACAAATATAATTAGATATAATAGTAATATTGATTATATAGAAAAATACTATTCTATACATGACAATTATTTAAATATTAATTCATCAAATTTATTTATTCAAAAACTTCTTAAATCAGAACCAGTATTTTCTGTTTCTTCAAATATAATAGGTAACAACATTATTATTAAAACTTCTAATTATTCTTTTGACGAAAATGCAGATTCTAGTGTTGCACGTAATACAAATTTAGTATTATTAAATTCAAATGTTATACTTGATACATTTAATATTTTAGGTTATACTTGTAATAATACTCTAATAATCGAAGAATATATAAATGATTATAGTAATGCAAATACTGAAAAATTTAGAATAGATATTAGAAATTATAATAGAACTAAATATTATCCTCATATTTCATTGATAAATAATGTAGAAACAAATATAAATTCATCACGCAATAGACATGAAATATATAGTTATGATGGAATATTCGAAATTAAATATAATGATGCAGCAGACAATGATTTTACAACTCTTAAAATAGACGAAAAAAGAAATTTATATATTAATGGTGGAATCAAGACCGAAGGGGTTTTAAATGTAGGCAGTGATTTAAGAATTTCTGGCAATGTATATGATATTAATGGTAATAATTTAATTGAAATACTTAATCAAAATAATTATAAAAAATATGAAATAAATTCTTCTAATATACTATTTAATTATTCTGGAAGTAATGGTATAGAAATTAATACAACGTCAAGTGCATTACATGATAATTATAAGTTTTTATATGTTAAAGACTATTCTTCATCAAATGTTTTTAAAGATGTTTTAGTTTTACATAAAACTTCTAATTTATATGAAAAATCATATTATTTAGATTTATATTCAGATTTATATGTTTATTGTAATTTGCATATTGACGGATATGGAAATAAAACTTCTTTATCTATAGAACAAAAAGGTAACGGAAATATAATAAGTGCTTCTAACTTCAATAGAGAAGTATTGACATTAGCAAATGATGGAAGTTTAGGTTTAGGTGTTATTGACCCTAAGAGTGTTCTCATGAATATTCGACAAATAAATGGTAGCAATATAATAAGCGCTTCTAACTTCAATAGAGAAGTATTGACATTAGCAAATGACGGAAGTTTAGGTTTAGGTGTTATTGATCCTAAGAGTGTTCTCATGAATATTCGACAAATAAATGGAAGCAATATAATAAGTGCTTCTAACTTTAATAGAGAAGTATTGACATTAGCAAATGACGGAAGTTTAGGTTTAGGTGTTATTGACCCTAAGAGTGTTCTCATG